ATAAATCTAATAGAAAATATGATATGTTGTATAGCGGATATTATTTAATAACAAATCTATCCCATAAAATAAATCCAAAAACACACTATATAACTATGAACGTCGTCAAAGATTCTTTTTCTAAATCAGAATACTATAAGGTTTAAACATGATATTTGGAAATAAATTTGTTTGGTGGACAGGAGTCGTTGAAGATAGAAACGACCCAGAATACATGGGAAGATGCAAGGTAAGAATATTTGGTTATCATACTGATGATATAACAGTATTGCCCACTGAAGATTTGCCTTGGGCAATACCTCTACAATCTATTACTTCTGCTGCAAACTCTGGATTAGGATCGACTCCTGTAGGTATTGTTCCTGGAACTTGGGTAGTAGGTTGGTTCTTGGATGGTGAAGAAGCGCAAAGACCATTGGTAATAGGAACTATTGCAGGTAAACCAGATAAGCCAGCCGAAGCAGAAAAAAAACAAGTACAAGAAACAAAAAAAGCAGCAACAAATATTATTAGAACTAGAGACGGAAGTCCAGTTGTAGATCAAAACAATAACCCAATTACTACGGTGGGGAAAGTCAACAGAGAAGATGATTTTTATCCTTTAACTGCTGAAAATATGAAAAGTATTTTTGAAACTATTGCAGAAAAAGCATCGGGCAATGATATTTCAAAAGAAAGCATGGATGGCCGTTTGGGTAAATATCAATTAAGTGTTTCAACATTAGTTTCGTTAGGATATATAAAAAGACCATCTTCAAATTTTGGTATTACAGAATGGACAGATACTAAATCAAATTGGACAGGAAAAGACGGTATCTTTTCTAAAGAAGAATTTTTAAAATCTCAATCTGCACAATATACTGCAGTGTTAACGGCATCAGAGCAAAACTACAAGGCGCTCTTAACACTCGGTAAGATTGCACAGGACGATGATCCTAAAATGATAGGTGCATTGTTAGGTACATCTTTAATAATGGGACCTACAAATTCAGACAAATTAAATAAGAAAACTGAAAGTGGAGTATTAGCCAAAGATTATTTTGTTGCAGTTAATTCGGCATTAGGCGGTTCCTCGGATGATTTTAATATCAATATTGAGGATGCGATAAATTATCTAGCAGATACTACCAATAACAATAACCAAGGTGTACTAAATAATAAAGAATTATTAAAACGTAAAGGATTCTCAGATCCAAATAAGCAATTTCCTAAATACGAATATTTAGGATTGTCGGATGTAAATAAACTCGCATTGGGGGATATGTCCCACAGAATATTTAAAGTAAAACAAAATAAAAAAGTAGAAGGTATACCGTTAGCAAAAACAACGCAAACTTGGGAAGAACCAAATCCTTCATATGGAGCAAATTATCCATATAATCAAGTTATAGAAACAGAAGCAGGACATGTAATAGAATTAGATAGTACTCCTAACGCAGAAAGAATACACGTATTTCATAAAGCAGGCACATATATAGAAATAGATGTTAACGGATCTATGATTAGGAAAGTCGTCGGGGACAACTACGAAATATTAGATCGTAATAATTTTACATATGTAAAAGGATCCCATTGTCTAACCGTTGAAGGTAAAACTAGTATATTAGTTAGAGATAGTGCAAAAATAGTTGTTGAGGGAGATTTATCTGTAACTTCACATAAAGATACTTCTATAGAAACAGCTGGAACTGCAACTATTGTTGGAAAAAATATTAATGTATCAAGTAGAGAAAGTCTTAACTTAATAACAGATGGTGCATTAAATTTACAAGGCAAGAATATTAATTTATATGCAAAGGGTGGATCGTTATCACAAAAAGCAGGTCAAGATATTTCTATGGAGACAGGCGCAGCTAGTACATTTAGTATCAAAGGCGGGCAAGCATTATTATTAGATGCTGCAATAATAAAATCAAAAATGGGGGCGAATTCTATAAGAGAAGTTGCATTTAGTTCTCTTCCATTACCTGAAGCAAAAAAACCTGATAGTACTCCTGTACCTGTTCTAGATAGAAATGTTGTGCCACAATCAACGTTTGTATTTGATGGTATGGATGAAGGATATAAAGATTATATTACAATTAAAGAAGAAAAAGGTGAAATAAATAATAACGTATCCGTGCCAGTATTTGAAACAGAACCAGCAATACCTGCAAATATTGTTACTAAAGTCACAACAACAACTTCAGCAAATGTTGTTACCGCGACAACAAAAGTATCAAACACAAGTGCAAATACTACGGTCACAAGTACAAAAACGACAAATTTAAATCAGACGAATATAAAAGCAAATACTATACCTAAAGCAAATGTAGTAGTTGCAACGGCTAATGTTACAACAACCAACGCTTCTACAGCTACCACAGGAGCTACTGCAGGGCAAGTAGGTGGCGCGGAATCCGTCATAGATTCGGCAATTGCAGCAGTGTCAGAAGCTACAACTAAGACAATACAAGCCGCAAAAAGTTTCTTCCTTCCTCCTTCAAAGTGGTAATATTGTATGCCTAAAAAAGTAACAGTTGATTTTACAGATGGTGCTAAAAAACCATATACAGATGTTCCGGATAAAGTATTTGATGCTCCAGATGGGGGATCGGGTGCGATAGTTAATAGAGCAAAAAAAGATTATCCGGAAAAAGAAGTATCGACATGGGTCTTGGAAGACGGTACCCCTATTATTGCACCAGCTATTGATACAGAGATACAAAGTTTTACAGATTTCCCTGATAGTTTTATTTTATCTAAAAACGGAAAAAGAGTATTTACGTTAGGTATGTGTACTCCCAATAATCCTGTTATAGCTCAGCAAGGATTAACTAATAAAGATATAGTACAAAATTTAAAAAATATAACACAAAAATGCTTGGACCCTATTAAGGCAAAATATCCCAATATGGTTATTAGTAGTGGTTATAGACAAACAGATTATTTAGAAAGAACAGGACAAGTTGCTAAAGGTAAAGGAAATGAAAATAGTGATCACAATATAGGTTGTGCAATAGATATACAATTCTCACAAGCAACAAGTGAAGAGTATGTAGAAATAGCTATGTGGATAAGAGATAATATACCCCATAAACAATTATTACTTGAATATACTGTTAGTAAGAAAACCAATAAGTTAACATCGTGGATTCATATTTCATATCAATTAAAAAATGGTTCTCTTGTGAAATCCAAACTTATACAATATGGAACAATGTTAAATGGAACTACGCAAGCTATTAATGGTAATGGTAGGTTTTTAAAAATAGCAAAAAACGAAAGTAATATATATGCTCCTACAGCATAATAAATATCAAATATGGCAACAAATAAAATAGTAAAACAGTTTGTAGATTTAGACCTTTCTTTTAAGGCTAATCCGTTTACTAAAGATCTTTATCTAAAAACAGATGAAGATGCAGTTAAAACATCCTTAAAGCATTTACTAAGAACAAGTAACTTTGAAAGACCATTTCATCCTGAAATAGGAACTCAAATTAGGTCATTAATGTTCGAACCTTTTTCTTCCGCAGTAAAAATTGCATTAGAAAGAACTATAAAAGAAACTATTGATAAATTTGAACCAAGGGTTATCGTATTAGATGTCATGGTAGATGAAGCAAATGAAGGAAATGAATTGGTTATTAATATTATTTTTACTTTAAGAAATACGGACTTTCCAATAACAATTACAACATCACTAAGTAGAGTAAGATAATGTCCAATTACAGAATAGCCGATTTAGATTTTGATTCTATCAAAATAAACTTAAAGCAATTTTTAACTAATTATAGAGATAAGGATAATAATCTTATCTTTAAAGATTATGATTTCGACGCTTCCAGTATATCAATACTATTAGATCTTCTTGCATATAATACTCATTACAATGCATATTTAGGAAACATGGTAGCGAATGAGATGTTTTTAGATTCTGCGGTTAAACGACAATCTGCAGTATCTATTGCAAAACATCTAGGATATACTCCTTTATCTTATAGAAGTTCTAGATCAAAAGTTTCTTTTACTGTAACAGATCCTATTGGATTACCTACAACATTAACATTACCTAAATATTCTCCTTTTAGTACAACTATCAACGATAAAGTTTATACCTTTGTTAATTTGGATCCTGTTACTATATCACCTCAAGATGGAGTATATCTATTTGAGAATATAGAAATTGTAGAAGGTGAACCTTTAGTATATTCTTATAGAGTCGATGTATCAGGTCCATCCGAAAAATATACTATACCTAACAAAAATGTAGATACTACAACATTAAGAGTAACAGTACAAAATTCATATACAGATTTAACTACAAAAGAATATACATTAGCTGAAAGTTTAGCTGTTATTAATTCTGTATCTTCGGTATATTTCTTAGAAGAAAATCCATCCGGATTTTTTGAAATATTCTTTGGTGATAATGTATTAGGTAAAAAATTAGTATCAGGCAACATAGTAAAAATTGAATACTTATCTAGTTCAGGAAATATGACAAATGTATCTGCTGGAACAGACCAACAATTTTCATTAGGAATTGTAATAGGTGGTGTCACTTTGGATAGTCCAATATTAGCAACACAAAATTCTTCAGGCGGAGATGTTGCAGATACATTAGATGAAATTAAATTTAAGGCTCCTAGATTTTTATCTTCATATAATAGAGCAGTAACTGCAGAGGACTATAAAGCAATAATTGAAGCCAATTATCCTTTAGTAGAATCTATTGCTGTTTGGGGAGGTGAAGATAACGATCCTCCTAAATATGGTAAAGTTATAATATCTTTAAAACCGTATGAGGGATATACTATAAGTAATGCAGTCAAAACAAATATTACAAATAATATTTTAGCTAGTAAAAAGGTAATGTCTATTATACCAGAATTTGTTGATCCAAATTATTTGTATATAAACATCGATACTATGGTAAAGGTGCAGACTAAAAATTCTAGATTTACTATACCTCAATTAGAAATCTTTATAAGATCTTCAATAGAATCTTATTTCAAACAGGAATTACAAAAATTTAATAAAACTTTTGTTTATTCTAAACTGTCAAAACTTATAGATGCTGTAGATAACTCAATTATAGGTAATGTAACTTCTATAAAAGTGCAAAAAAGAATCGTTCCTGTGATAGGAGCTGAAAACGGGTATACCGGATCTTCCACTATAAAATTTGCAAACAAATTAATGTCAGGTAGTATATCATCAACTGCATTCTATTACACAGTAAACAATATTTTATATACAGCATATTTAAAAGATACATTGACAACTGCACTAACTGGGACAATTAATTTAATAGATTTTTTCACAGATAATATATTAGTATCCGATATTGGTAGTGTTGATTATATCAACGGGGAAATATCTTTTGCTAGTTTGAACCCTACGGGATATATTGCAGATGTAACTGATATTCGAATCTATTCTAAAATTGACGATTTGGATATTAAATCTACTCGAGATTTAATACTAATTATAGATGACGGAAAATTAAATACAGTATCTAAAAGATTGAGCGGACTTTCAATCACAATGATAGCAGAATAATATGATTAACAATATTTTTGAACCATCTGAATTATCTGGGCCATTAAAGATATTTGGCGCTTCTATGCCAAATCAGGCAAATGGTAATTTGTCTGGTTGGTTTTATCCTTTATTTCTAACTAGAAAAGAAGCTATACAAGAAGATATTGATAGAGGCGGAAAAGGAATTTATAATGTAATTATCTTTTACGATATAGAAGGTGAATTTTATGTCGCAGATAGTAATGGAGTTTATGGTGCTATAAAAGACCCATTGATATATACTAAGCATACTGGCCCTGGAGCAGAAAATCCTTTTTCAAGAATACAAAATAAGTTATCAGTTTTAATTGAGAGTCAATTACCAGAATTCGTACAAACCGATTATGGAATGTTTATTACATTCTTAAAAGCATACTATGAATTTTTAGAACAAAATAATCAAGCACAAGAATTACTACAAGATATTACTAAATATGCAGATATAGATGAAACATCTGAAGATATGGTTCGCAATTTTTTAACTAATTATGCTCCAGATATCTCATCATCTAGTTTATCTGATAATAGATTTTTATCTAAAAAGATAAGAGAAATTTATAGCAGAAAAGGAACAGAAGATTCTTATAGAATTTTATTTAATATTTTATATAAAGAAACTATTGCATTTTTCTACCCATATGATATTGTATTGAAAACATCTGCAGGAAAATGGAGAACTCCAACTACGTTAAGAGTTAAACAAACAGATAATAGACAAAATATTTTTGATTTTAAAGATACCGAAGTTTTAGGAGTAACATCTAAATCATCTGCAGTTGTTACTAATGTACAACAAATTAATTTGGGTAGATATAATGTATACGAATTATTATTAGAAGATGGATTAACTAAAGGAAATTTTTTAGGTGGGGAAATAATTCAAGCAAAAAAATCTGTTTTATTAGATGGTAAATTGGATTCATCTAATTTATCTGCAACTTTATATTCTGTAATTTCAAAAACAAATGTTGAGGATGGCAAATTAGGTTATAAAGCAGGGCATAATATACAATATATTATAGATAATGACGGAACAGGAAAATTTGCTAAAGCCAGAGTATCTAGTGTAAATAGATTTGGTAGTATTATTGATATTGAGATGGAAGAATCAGGAATCAATTATAGTAGCAATGTTATTATAGTGCCAGGAGTTCCTACAGAAAGTATTAATGGTACATATAGTATAAAGAATGGTATAGTTACAATAACTTTTCATACAGAACATAGTATTAAAAAAGGCACTCTTTTACAAATTAACTATACTGGTAATGTGCTAAGTCCAGTAGATAATACATCGCATAAGGTTAAAGTTGTTACTGTACCAAATACAAGATCAATAAGATTTAAATACCCAGGATTTTAAATGGCATATACATTAACTTATAGTAGACAACAGCTATCGGAAGGGGAAGCGGTAGTTATATCTTTGAATGATACAGGATTGCCAAATGGAACATTGGTCCCATTTACTATATCAGGTATAGGTATAGGTCTTTTAGATTTCGCAGGATTGGGTAGTTTGTCTGGAAATTTTGTAATACAAAACGATAAAAGTAAAATAACTTTAAACATTGCAAATGATTTGAATACAGAAGGAACCGAAAGTTTTGTTCTTAGCTTGACGGGTCCTGGTAGAACTGAAAGTATAGGAATAACTATATTAGATACATCGCAGCATTTAGCAAATATTGCAGAATTTTTTATTAAGCCAGATAAAGAAATTGTATATGAAGGACAAACAGTAACATTTAATGTATCTGGAAAAAATGTAGCTGCTGGAACTGTTGTTCCATATATTTTAACCGGTATTCAAAATGCGGATTTATATAATCTTCCGGTTTCGGGAAATTTAATTTTTGCGGCAAATAGTACATACGATACAACAGCAAATTTAAAACTTTTTATATTAGAAGATAATATTACTGAGGGTCCCGAAAACATAGTGATGTTGATATACCCTACTGGTGCATATTCTTTGGAATTGAATGGAACAACATATGTATTAGATACATCTACTTCTACATCCAAAGCATTAACAGTTTCAGCAAATAAAAATAAAATTTTTGAAGGCGAGAGCGTAACATTTACGGTTGCTGGTAAAAATGTACCTGCCGGAACGAACGTTCATTATAGAATAATACCTTGGACAAGCTGGGATCAACCAAATGATTTATTTCCGGCAACAGATTTAAATGCAAATGATTTTGTAGGATTGCCTTCATTATATGGAAGCTTTCCATTATTATACGAACCATTTGCAAATGCAACTACAAATGTATCAACGGTAACATTTTTAACTAAAGATGATTTTATTTTTGAACCAACTGAATATTTCTATTTAGGTGCATACACAGATACAGGATTATCTTCCGGGTCAGGAATAGTAGGAATTCTAGATTCGGGAAATACATATCTTAGAAGCTATGCTACATTTACGGGAAATGCTGTAGTTAAATTTCTAGAACCTGCTACATTAAGTGCTAATATTGGAGGAATGACTTTTAAAGCGCCAGGTTGGGAAGATACAAAAGGACATTTATCTGATGATATGGTAGTGCAAGGAAAGAGTACGTACTCTGTTAACGAATCTGATGTATTTTATCAACCATTTTCATATGTAATTAAATCTTCAAGGTCTATCGAAGAATGGTTACTTTCTGTAAAAAATGTATTACACCCAGCAGGATTCGCCATTTTTAGTGAAATAAATAATGAGACTCCGTTGGAAAATATAAACTATGCTAGTATAAAATCCCCGAAAGAGGATACTGATATTGGAACATACTTTACTATAAATGCGGATAGTGCATATTTAAACTCTAGTAACACGACTGCTATAGTAGATGGATCTAATGTTGCTTTAACGATAGATTTAGTAACTTTGCTTTCTAAACCACAATAAATAAGTAGATGCCAAATATAATAACAAATCAATTAAAGATAAACAACGCTAAGAATTTTATGGATAGTTTTGCCCTATCCGGTGGGAATTCTTTGTATATGTTTATAAGCAAACCTAATCCTTGGGAAAATGACGTTGTTTTAAATCCATTAGATAAACAAACGTATAACGCAAAAATTTGGGACGAGATGATTAGTTTAAAACGTATCTTGCCTGAAAGTATTGCTCATATTATTAAACGAGTTGATTGGGAAACTGGGGTAGTTTATAGCGAATATGATACTGACGATGAAAATTTATTTGGTAAAAATTTCTATGTTTTAAATTCAGAATTTAACGTATATAAGTGTATTAGTAATAATAATGGATCTTCTTCAACTATAGAACCATCTGGAAAAAATTTAAATATAGTAACACTATCTGACAATTACAGATGGAAATTTCTATACAGTATTACTACAGGTGAAAGAATAAAATTTCTTACTAACAATTGGATGCCTGTTTTTATAAATGATGATGTTTCCGCAAATGCAAAAGGTGGAGCAATAGAACAAATACGAATTTTAAATGGCGGTAGAAATTACTCTACACTATCAACTGTCACTATAAAGGGCGACGGACAAGATGCAGTAATTTATCCTAAATTAAACTTAGGCGTGTTATATGATTTTGCATATAATAATATTGGGTCAAATTATAAAAATGCTATAGCAACAATCAATGACAGTACCGGGTCAGGGGAATATGCAAATATTAAAGTAATTATAAGCCCGTTCGATGGACATGGTTACGATCCTATTTCTGAGTTAGGCTCGCATTTACTAATGCTAAATGTTAGAACAGAATATAACGAAGGGTTCGGAGATTTTCCTGGAACATTTGCATATAGAACTTTAGGTATTATAAAAAATCCTAAAGATAGATATAACAATATTGCAAATGCAGCTACACTAAGTGCTCTATCAGGCATATATGTAACAACAAGTATAGGCACATTTAATCAAAATGAATTTATTGAGGGTACTACAAGCTTGGCAAATGCGTATGTAGTTACTTCAAATATTATTGCAGGCAATGGATATATAAAATCTATTAGATCATTCGACCTAACAGCAAATTATTCTAATTTTTCAGAAGGTGAAACTATATTAGGAAAAACATCGGGAGCTATTGCTAAAGTTTCAAACTTATTATACTCCGAAATTATACCTAATACTGGAGAAATATATTATGTGGAAAACAGGTCTCCAATAACTAGAACAGCAAACCAAACAGATAATTTACACCTTGTAATAGAATTTTAAGGAAAAAGAATGGCAATCGACACAAGCGTATCTCCATATTTTGACGACTACTCCGAAGATAAAAACTTTTATAAAGTTTTATTTAAACCCGGTGTAGCAATTCAATCTAGAGAATTAAATCAAACGCAAACAATCTTTCAAAATCAAATTAAACGGGTAGGCGATTACTTATTTACAGATGGTCAAAAAGTTACCGGCACCAAACCAAGTGTTAATCTGGATGCAAGAACTGTAAGAATATTGGATAAGGATTCTACGGGTGCTACTTTAGATCTAACGTTATTTAAAGACAAATATGTTACTAGTGAAAATACAGATGTTGTCGGTTTAGTTGAATTTGTATTTGCAAAGGATGACCCTAATATCGGAGACCCTCCTTCGATTGTTATGAGTTTGAAAAGATTTACATCTGCAGATAATGGATTTTTTCCTGAAAAAGATACGCTATATTTTTATGACACTATAACCGAAGCACTTAATAAATCGGGAACAGGTGTTACTGCTGTAGTTACATTAAATGTTGTTAAAAATGCAAGTTCTACTTTAAGTTCTTTTTCCAAAACAGTAATATTATCAAATCCAACAACATTGATTGAGGTAGGGGATCTGTTAATTCATCCTGCTATAACAAAAAATGTATTCGTGACTAGAGTAATCAGTGCAATTGAAATAGAAATTGATGTGGCACCGGGTATTTCTGTAGCAAACGAAAACATACAATATACAAAATTAT